GTGGGGGTCGCAGGGGGGCGGTGTGATCCGCCATGGCCTGTGTCGCTGTCCACAAATATGATGTGTTCGATGGTGGGATCCTGGTTGCTGGCTCCGTGGGCCATGGTGGCCTGGAAATCAAAGGTGCCCCGGGCAGGGATTTGGTATTCCACATCCACAAAGCCGTTGCCGGCATCCCGTTTCCATGCCCAGGGGGCCGGGGTCCATTCTGTGTGGTCGGCGTCTTTGAATACAGCGGTGATATCGGCATCGTTGTCGGTTCTGCGGATGACGGCGGCCTTGTCTGCATTGAGATTGCCCACCACCAGACTCTCGGCCAGGTAGGTGCCACCATTGTTGGCCACGGCTCTGCCGGCAGCCAGGTCAACGGCCCAGGAGGTGGTTTTATAAAGGGTCTGACCCTGTGCAAACAATTCCATTTTTGTTTTGTGGGGCTCGTATTCCGTGGCCAGGGTGAGACCGTTGAACCGGGCGTCATGGCTGAGGAGTTTATCATTCCAGGCCTTGGCCTGATCGTTGGTCATGTGGCCCTTGTCCGTTCCGGCCTGGGTGGGATTCACCACACGTTCGGCATGGGCTTTGAAATCCGCCTGGTAATCAAACTGCCAGGTTTTGGCGTCAATGGTGATGCCGGTGAGGGCCTGGGCATTCTGGAAGGCCAACAGGATGTTCCGGGTGATGCAGTTGCCGGTGGTGTTGGTGGCCAAGTTGGTTTTCCGCTTGGGGGTGGCCGGGGTGGTGGTCACGGTGATCAGTGTATCTGCATCCTTCTCCAGGGTGCCGATCCAGTTAAAATCAAAATTACCGATGTCCGATCCCAGAATAATAGAATAGACCACCTGATCCGGATTCACATAGCCCTTGTGGGCCGGATCTATGGGCTGGGTGTGTACAATATGTTCCGCCGCCGGCATCTGCTGATCCCGGACCACGGGCTGGGTGTGGTCCAGGCCCGGGACCATGGCCAGGGCCATTCTGTCGATGACCAGGGCTTTTTCCTGGCCGATAAGTTCATTAATCCGGGTCTGGCCGGCTATGGTTATGGCGCTGCTCATTGGGTTACCTCCATTGGTATGGTTAACTGGTCGTTGGAAAATTCAACGATTCCGATCAAGGTTGTGTCTGTTATGAATTTTAAGGTTACGGATTCGGTCACCTGGTTATTGGAGAACTCGGCAACCATCATCCGGGTTGTGCCTGTTAATTCCTGGATGGCTGTATGTTCGGTAACATGGTCGTTGGAGAATTCCGCCACCATGATAGCGGTGCTGCCTGTCAGGATCTGGATTGAGGCTGTTTCGGTTATGGTTTCGTTGGAAACCTCGGCGGCCACCACAGCAACGGGGAATTCAATTTCTACCTTCCATCCGTACCGCCGGCAGGTCCGGCCGTATTGCCGGATGAGGTTGTCCAGGAGCGGTTCATTGCTTCCCAACTGGGCATCGGACAGGATGATGTTGATGATATCCCAGTCCATGCCCTTCATGCGTTCCTCCAGAGCGATGGTCCCAAGGTTTAAGCGCTGGAAGATCCGATTAAATCCGTCCACGGATCCGGCATCCCTGGCGTTGGCATAGGCGTGGCGGACCCGGAGGCGGTAAAGGTTCAGGGGTTCACCATGGAACCGTTCAATATCCCGCTGCCAGGCCAGCAGATCCAGGATCTGTTCGCTACAGGTCATGGGATCCAGTTGCTTTAAGGGAAGCTGGGCCCATTCCCCCAGGCGGGAGAACCAGTCCCGGGCGGTGCCGGCAAGTTTTTGGGCCTCCCCCTGGTTCATCCAGGAGGGCAGGGCCGGGTCAGGCTGCTTGGGCAGCATCAGGACACCTCCAAAATAACAATCAGGCTGTCCAGGGTGGGCAGGGCCATGGCGCTTTTGATGTCCTGAAGAGAAAAGGAGACACTTTCAATCTCCGGCACCTGGCCGTGGAGTTCATCGGCCAGGCGGGAAAATGAAAAACGGGAAAAGGGCATGGTCCGGGTGATACCGGCATAATCCTGGTTTTCCCTGAAGGCGTTGCGGACCCGGTCGGTGACAGCGGCCTTCAGGGCATCTTTGCCAACGGTGTCCAGGGCCGCCGGATGGTAAACCGTGACCTCCAGGGCCTTGGGGCTGGCCGGCATGGGTTTACACAGCATGTCATCCCCATGGCCATGGTGGCCCTTGTCCCGGACATGGGTGTTGATCTGATCCACAAAGGCCTGGGTGGGACAGCCGGAATCCACCATGATATAGGCATTGGCTGTACCCGGTCCCCTGGGGGCACCGTGTTCGAACCAAATGTAATTGGTGGCGATGCCGGCAAAGGAGGCGATGTCCGCCCGGTATGCCGCGTCGTGGTGGTACTGGCCCACGGCGGAATACTGGTTCCGGGCCCGCAGGCGCAGGGACTCGTCTTTTTCCTCATCAGCCCCGGCTGTGCTCAGCCAGTCGGCTTCATTGGTCACAGAGGCAATGCCGTCAACAGGCTCGGGCAGCACCTTGTAATATCCCGGGCCCAGGTTGTGGGCGGTGCCGGGGAACTCCGCTTCCACCGGTACCGGGCCGCCCGTGGTGCCGGCGGCAAAGGTGATCGTCTCCAGGGTTTTTACCCGGTAGACCTTGCCGTTGATGGCAGGGGTGGCCACCAGGATCCCGGCCTCCACCTTGATTTCTCCTTCGCTGTTTTCCCGGGTAAAGATGATATTGCCCCGGGCCTTGGCCGCCTGTTTTCTCTCCAGATCCACGGCCCAGGCCAGCAGGTCCAGCCATTGGCCTGTGGCATCCTTGAGAAAGGCATTGGGCAGGACATGGTTTTTCAGCATGTCCGTGAGCCATACCGCCGGTTTGGTGACAATGGCGGTGATCAGCCGCCAGAATGGGGACCAGGCCGAATCATTCTGAATTTTCACATCAGATGCCGTGTTGATCTTATCCCATTCGGCCTTGATCCCTTCCTCTGTTGTGGGAATATTGGCCTCTTTAAACATCTGCTGGTAAGGTGTCTGGTCCATCATGCCTCCAGAAAAAAGCCCACCGGCCCGAATTTGATGGTATCGGCGGTGAGGTAAAAACGGCCGGGCTCGGGCTCCTCAATCACGGCCGAACCCGGTACAATACGTTTGTCGTTATCCACGGCCAGGGTGATATCCACCTTGGTCCGGTCGATGAGATCCCGGTTCCGGTTCCCCACCAAGGGTGGCAGGTAGCCCTTTTCCCGGATCATATGAACCAGGTCCTGGGCAATGACATCCCTGTCGGTAACAAGAAGGGGATTGGCCCCGGCGTCAAGGGTCAGGTCGTCGTCGGTAACAAGAAGGTCTCTGAACTCGTCCATTTATGCCATCATCCCTACTTGGTTGCTGAAATCGTGGGGCCGTGGGGACTGGCTGGTGGTCACCTGGCCGATATTGATGGTGCTGGAATCGGTCCGGGAGTTGTGGGTGATTGCATTGGCAATGGACTGGCCGGCACCGCCGGGTGTAACGGTGGACCGCCTGGGCGCTTCCAGATAAGGGGATGTTTTGGGTACATCCTGGGCCGGGTCAGCATCAATGCCCGGGATCCAGGAGAGCTTATCCTTTACCCAGGAAAAAGTTCCGGACAGGGACTGGAATTTGCCCATGATCTTATCGAACCACCCCATGATGGCTTGCCCCCAGGCGGAATCCATAAAGGTAGCCTTTAGCTGGTCCCAGTTGGAGATCAGCTTTTGAACGGCCATGACAGCCCAGCCCAGAGGGGTGCCGAAAAGGAAAAGTTTTTGGCCGATATTGGCCAGGATGCCTCCAAAATCCCATACCCATGAAACCAGCTGGCTGAACCCGGCGCCCATACTTTCAAGTGTATCCATAATGACGTTGCCGAATGGAATAAATGTCCGGATGACAGTTTCGAATCCAAAGGCGTTAAGGACTGCAGATACGGAGTTAATCCATCCCATGATGGATTTAACCCATGACAAGTCAAGAAATGCCGCTTTCAGAGCATCCCAATTATGAATCACTGTTCCGATGACGGTGATGGCCCAACCCAAAGGCGTGGTAAACAAAAATATCATGCCGGCAACCTTGAGCGCCTTGGCACCAATATCATAAAGCCATGCGCCCATGGCCTTGAAGGTATACCCGATCCGCTCAAACCATCCGGTCAGGGTCTGGAACCATGCAGCGTCCTGGAATTTGGCGGTGATATCATCCCAGTAATAGATGATGAGACCCACACCGGCAGCGACCCCGGCTGCGACCATTCCCACGGGATTGGCCATGAGGGCTGTGTTGAACATCAGGGCTGTAGCCCTGGCCCCGGCAAAAGCGGCTTTCAACCCGCCCATGGCGAACTTGAGGGCCACGGTGGCCTTGCTGTAACCCAGGGTAGCCAGACCCACAACGCCGGCAGCAACCCCAAAGGCGGCAACGGCTCCGGTGATACCGACCACGGCAATGGTGGCGTATCCCACATATCTGGTAAGGGTGGGGAACCGCTGGGTCCAGTTGTAGATGGTACCGGCCCCTTCGACCATATTGCCGATGAAAGGTTTTAAAACGGGTAAAAGGGCCTGGCCCAGGCCGATGCGTATGGCGTGAATGCCTTGGGCCCATCGCTGAAAGGGATCCACCATGTTTCCGGCCATTTTTTCGGCGTTTTCTAGTCCCTTAATCTGACCCAAAGAGGAGATATTTTTATTCAGGCCTGCGGTATCAGCCATAAGGAGCTGGATCATGCCCACCGCTTCATCGGAACCGAACGCCTTTTTGAGGGCGTCGGACTCGGCCACATCCAAGGTGTCTCCGAATTTGCCTTGTAT